GCGAAATTATCGACGGTAAAATTGAAAAAGCCACTGGTCAAGCAATGGAAAGAGCTGACAAAAAAGCTGATGAAACATTAAAAACTGAAATTGGAAATTTGGTAAATAAATTCAATGAAAGAATGGACGCTATGGAAATGGCGCAAAAGAAAAACCAAAATTCAATTGAAGCTAAACAAGGTTTCAAAGCTGGATTGACAAAAGCTCTAAACGAAGGAGCACTGGAAAGCTTTAAACAAGGCAATACAAATGCTGCTTCTTTCGCTATTAAAGCGGACATGACAATTGGAGCGGACTTTTCTGGTGATGTAATACCTCCGGAAAGAGTGGCTGGTTATAAATATGACCCAAGCCGCCAATTCCACGTAAGAAGTATATTACCACAGGGAAGCACGTCTTCAGATGTTGTAAGATATATTAAAGAATCAGGTTACTCTGATGGCTCAGCGACTAAAAATGAAGGCGCTACTTTAGGTCAATCTGACTTTGATATGCAAGCTGTATCAACTCCAATAGAAAAAATTGGTGCTTACTTTAGAATTTCAGAAGAAATGATGGACTCAACTCCACAACTTTCTTCTTATCTTTCTGCAAGAGCGCCAGAAAAATTATTGGCAGTTGAAGACACGCAATTAATTGACGGAAATGGTTCGGCTCCGAATCTAACTGGAATCTATACTAATGCAACTGCGTTTAGCGCAGGTGGATTCGCTAATGCTGTTGAATCAGCTAACGAGTTTGATTGTATTACTGTAGCTCTAAATCAGTTAGGTTTAGCTAACTATAACGCTGATTATATTCTCATGAATCCAACTGACTTCCATAAAATTCTATTATTGAAATCAAGTCAAAATGAATATCTTGTAAAAAATTGGCAAGAAGGATTAGTTCCAAGAATTGCTGGGGTTCCGGTAATTGCTACGACCGCTATTACTTCTGACAAATATTTATTAGGTAATTTTGCACAAGGTGCTCAATTCTGGGTTAAGGATAATGTTAGTTTAGGATTCTTTAGAGAAGACGGAACTAATGTAAGAGACGGTTTTGTAACGGTAAGAATCCAGGAAAGAGTGGCATGTACTCCTTATTTGCCAAATGCTTTCGTAGCTGGTGACTTCTCGTCTGACAAAGCAGCTCTTGAAACTCCGTAATTTTTCATAAGTTAATTTAGTTAGTTGTGAAGCCTCGATTAATTTCGGGGCTTCTTTTTTTTCTTTATTTTTTATTATATTTGTAGGGTCTTATGCAAAGGAATTTGGCGTAGAAATTTCGTTTGGTGGGTTACTACGAAACCTGGTAAGACTAACAACTACGGGGTAAGTCCTTGGGTCGCTATACGTTCTTTGATGAAACATTACAACGGCAAGTCCGACTATTCGTGCTATTAAGTAAGAAAGAGCCCTTCGGGGTATCTTTTTTGTGGCGTGGCACATATGCTTAGTTGAGCTTGCTTTAGTCTTGTTCTGTCATTGGACTATCGGTAGCAAAGTTGGGCTTACCCACGAGTTGTGATTTTCTTCTCTAAAAAAAACTTTATCTTTTTTTCACAAATATTTTTTTGTTTCGAAAGTATTGCTTATATTCACCATGTATAACAATAAAATCAATAGAAGATGTACCAAACTAAATATTTTAAAAACTTAAGAATTGATGGAAATAAAATCATTTCTTATACAACTCACGTTGCAACAATTGACCATTCAAAAAAACAAGTTATTGTATATGGCTGGTGGTCAGTTACTACTTCAAAACATATTAATTATGTAGCTAATGAATTAAACTATAATAAAATTGAATTATGAAAAAATCTTTAAAAACTACTCGTAAACAAATTCAAAAAATGTTCTTTGATAATCCAACCCCACCCAAACAGGAGGGGTTCCGACCAGTTAATGGTTATGTGCTAATAACAAAGACCTATTTATTTGTAAATTTTGGAACTCACGTATATAAGAAAAAAAGAGGTTATTCCCAGGCTGGTTGTTCGACCGAATTAAATAAAGCTTTTAGAAAGCGAATGACTGACACTATTTGGAATGCTGACCAGCAAGGCAAGCTTAGGCTTCATAAAATCGTAGATGACAAAGTTGACACTGTTTTCACCACTGATTTATATGGCAAAAGATTAACAAAATGGCGCATGCCTCATTATGTTGGTTGCACTGTAAAAAGTGAATATAAATTTAAGCTTGGCTCTAAAGCTGATATAAGCAGAGACAGAAACGATTGTGCGATTAGGTCAATGCAATATGCCTTAGACTTACCCTGGAAAAAAGTTTATGACATGGCTGAGAAACTTGGCCGCAAAAAAGGTAAAGGAACTGATATGGCTATTACCGACCAAATTACAAAAGAGTATGCTACATTAGAATATTTAGACCTTCCTCTTTTGCTTGACGGGAAGCCAAATACTGTCAAAAATATTTATGAGCTTTTAAGCCCTCAAAAAACTTATTATATAAGAACTTGGGGACATATATTCACGGTCAGAAATGGCGTTTGTTACGGCAATGTCTGCGACGCCACAATGGCAAAGAAAAGAGTGTATGACCTTTGCGAAATAACTAAAAATTAAAACTATGTCAGATAAATATTATAATCCAATTTATGTAGCTAAAACAAATCCCTGGGAGATGGCAAAAGCTTCTCCCAAATTTGAACATTATACTCACGAGCAAATTGACGAAATGCTTTGGTGCGAGTTAATAGAAATTTTAAACCAAGACGAATGAATATACTTGAAAAATCAAATGAAATAATCTTTGGCCGGAAGGAAGAAAAAGAAAGACAATATGGCCCAATAGACGAATCAATTGCAAAGGCGGCCCGAGTCGCTTCAGAATTAACCGGGAAGGATATAACAACAGAAGATTTTTATAAGTGCTTAATCGCGCTTAAAATAAGCCGCATGGCCTATAACACAAAGAAAGACACAATGCTGGATTGTGTAGGTTATATTGCTGCGCTGGATTCTTTTAAAAATGGAGGCTATGGTAATAAGTGATTTTGAATATAAATACAAATGGCTTTTGTCAGAAGTTTTAGAGCACGGCGTAAATTCTGAGAATCGTACTGGAATAGCTACTAAAAAACTTTTCAATCAAAATATTGAAATTAATTTAAACAAAGGTTTTCCGGTCGTAACTGGCAAAAAAATTTTTTGGGAAAAAGCCTTAGCAGAATTTTACTGGATTTATTCCGGCCGGACAGACTTAGAATATTTGCACGCTCACAATATTTTTTGGTGGGATAATTTTGCGGTCGAAAATAAGCTGGGTAAAATTTACGGTTATCAAATAAGAAATTTTAATGGGCATGTTGACCAAATTAAATATGCTATTAAAGAAATTAAAAAAGGTTCAAGAAGAGCAATAATCACTCTTTGGAATCCATCGGAGCTGGACGCACAAGCGTTGCCTTGTTGTTATACGCTTCTCAATTTTGTTGAGGCCGGAGGTGATTTAAATTTAATAATTCATTTCCGCAGCTCTGATTTATTCCTGGGTCTTCCCTACGACATTATTTTTGGTGCCCTAATGCTTAAGACTATTTCAGAACAAACAGGCCTTAAAAGCCACCGTTTGGCTTTAAATCTTGCAGACGCGCACATATATGAATGTCACCACGAACAAATTGTTAAATATTTAAATACTGAAACCTTTAATCTTCCTTCGCTTTCTGGGTCCTATGCGAAAGGATTTATTTTAAACAATTATAAACACGGGCCTTATATAAAATCTAAATTAGTATTATGAATTATTATGACTTAATAAGAGGCTGGGCTTTTAAGAAAGGAATCTTAACTGACGGCGATGTAAAAACTCAATACGTTAAACTCCAGGAAGAAGCTGGTGAATTAGCAGACGCTTTATTAAAAAACGATAAGGAAGAAATCAAAGACGCGGTTGGTGATATTATTGTTGTTTTAGTTTCGTTCTCAGAATTAGCTGGTTTTCCTATAGAAGAAGCAGTTAAAAAAGCCTGGGAAACTATCAAAAACAGAGAAGGAACTATGCAAAATGGGACGTTTGTGAAAAAAAAATAAACTCGTTTTATAGATTACGAGTAAAAAAAAACAAAAAAAAACTTATTTTTTTTATAAAAATATTTTTTTATTTCAAAAGTATGTTTATCTTTACAAAGAATTTAAAATTATAAACATGAAAACTATCAATCAGTTGGAGCAACTTAAAACTCAGCAAAAGAATCTTTCAGGAATAATATCTGAAGCTAAAAGAATTTCAGAAGACATACTTAGAGATTTATTTATTTATACTATTAAAGAAAACATGAATAAAAATAAAGCTGTCCACCCAAACACAATTGCGGATTTTTGTGTTTATGTAGATACAGCTGAAAACCCATGTTCAAACTTTAATTTTTACGCTTACGATTTTAGAACTTTTCACGGCTGGAAAAGAAACTTAGATAATAGCTTTTACGGTCCTTCAGATTACAGAAGGTATGATGATTTTGGCCCGTCTGTAAGCTCTTTTAGTGCTAAGTCTTTTTTGTATGACTGCGAAAGACACGGCTCAGCAAGAGCAATTGAATTACTGGACGAAAGAATTTTATTGACTAAAATGATGTCACTTGACTGGAATCAAATTGCAGATGAATTTGTAGAGCTTATTCAAACTGTTACAATTGAAGGCATGTCATTTTACATGGAAGCAATGGACCGTTTAGACAAACTTGAAGACACAATGAAAAAACTTCAAGCTGAAGTTGATGATTATGAAGAAGCTGTTATTATGGAAACTATTAAAGCTTGTGATATTGAATGTGTTGAAAACGGAAAAGTAAAATCAAACATGGACCTTTACTGGGCCAATACTGAGGAGCTTAGAACTGAAGACCCAAGTTACGAGGGCGAGAATGATAAATTAACTCAAAAACACGCTGGCCAATTAACTCTT